CAAAAAAGCCGGGGTCTTTCTCCCCGGCGTAATTTACATTTTCAAAAATTTATTATTATTCCTTCTTTGCCTTATATGCGAGCGTTGCCCGCATCGCCTTGGTGAATGCTTCCTCATCTGGAAGCTCATACGCCAATTCTTTCTTGGCGGAAGTAACAAAATCACGTACTGCCAGGGAATCTTCCCCAGCTTCTGCCATGTTCATGGCCTTATTTTTGATTGCCTCTAGGGCTTCGACCCTTTTTTGGCGGATACCGGCGTCCATCCCTGGTGCTATTCATGTATTCTTTCAATATAACGCCCTTATTTCTTGGATTACTCAACAATAGAATGTTGAAAAGGCATTAATAGCGTAATAAAACCCAAATGACTTCTTCTTACGGCTATCAACGTCCTCTTTCGAACGAAGAACAGCTTTATTTGCAAAATCAAGCGCTTCGAGCGGAGTTGCAACGCCGTGAGGGTGAACAAAAAGGCGGATTGATTGATGCCATTGGTAAAACGGCACTTGGAGCAGCTGCAATCGGGGGTTCCATCCTTGCTGGGCGCGGATTAATGCGTGGACGCACCTCAAGTGCAACTGTTGACCTCAGTAAGTTTGGTGAAAAAGCTGCAGATTTACGTCGTGCAGCTGCAGAACGCATTGCACCCCAAGAAGTAGTACCTGCTTCCCGTCCTGCACCCAAAACTTCTGCTGAACGCCTTCAACAAATTGAAGAAGTCACTCGTCAAGCAAGAACTGAACGACCTCAAGGAGTACGTCAAGTTGATTTAAGAGGTCAACGCACTGATTTGCCCACAGCTCGTACCCCTGGAACATTTCAGGAGTTTAGTCGTGAGGCTAGTGGCGTAGCTGCAGCAGAACGCTTGGCACAAGACCCTGAACTTCTGTCGTTAGTTAAAGCTCAAGCAGCAGAAGAACTTTCGGAGGCACGTAGCTTCCAATCCAAGGCACAAGCGGAGTACCGCAATTTAATTTCTGCCGAAGCTGATGAAGTTATTGGTACCTTAAGGAAAGAAGCAAATACTGTACAAGCAGCTGCTGAAAGCGACTTTGGTCCTCAGTCATACCTTCAGTCGGAAGGTTACATTGCAGCTGACAATTTAGTTGATCAGCACCAAGCCAGAGTATTGGGGCGCATTGATCAATTTGCTAATGCTGCAAATGCAGCGGAAGACCAGCAAACAGGTCGAGTCAAGATGGCTCTTCAGCGCAACGAAGATGTCAATCTGGCTGCCATTGAGATGGCAGAAGATGCTGTTGATTCCCAGATTGCAAAAGCAGCGCAAGGCGATCCGACTGTTGCCAGCGTCACTGATTTAGATAGTGCAATCAACCAAGCAGCTTCTACGCTGCCAGATGGTTTACCTGTTGATCAAGCAGAAGGACTTACTCGTCCCATTACTGCACAAGAACAAGCAAATCTTGCAAAACAAGAAATGATTGTTCGTCGTCAAGAAATTGAAGCACGCGGTTTGCGCCCTGGAACCGTACGGTTTGAACGTGCTCTTGCTGAGCCTTTCCGTACTTCTGAATATACGCAAATGCGTGGCACAGGTGCAGTGGAAACTGCTTTGCCTGCTGGACCGATCCGTGGAACTGTAGAAGCCGTTAGTGCATCTGAATATTTGCCTGAAAGAAGTGTTTTAAACGTTGGACCACAAGCTGAAATTACTTCAACGGCAGCAGGTACTTCAATTCGTGGCGCAGCACCTAGCTATCAAACTGTTCCTTCTAAGGAAGAAACTCGCCAACTGTTTGGCACTCCTGAGCCTTTAGTACCAGGCGCCCCTGCCGAAATGGGTCCTGACTTCCCCGGCAGAGCACGTGTTCGTGGCGTAATTCCTGAACTTGAAGCAGGCGAACAATTATCTAAACAAGAAATTGTTTATGGTGCTTTAGATCGACCGGTTGCACCTGAGGCTCCAGGGGGGAGTGCGGGGGTTGGGGTATACGGCATTGAGCCCGGCTACGTCCCTGGTGCAATGAGTAAAGCGACAGGTGAATACAGTGCAGCAGCTTCTCGCAAACCAACGTATGTTCCAGCCTGGTTGCAGAAGAAAGAAGCAGGTACTGGATTTGAAGTGATGACAACTGAACAAGTTGCTTCAGGTGCAGAAAAAGCGAGAGGTGGACGTATTAAAGAAGCATTTGAATCAGAGCTTGGTCGCCGTCAAGCATCAAAAGAAAGCATTGCTGTTTCCGAAGCAATGCGTAGGGCTAGAATTGAAGGACGTGATCCGCAATCAGTACTGCGTAGCTTCGGTTTCGGAGTGTAATTATGGCCGAAAAGAAGAAAGACAAAAAGTGGATTCAAGGCATGGAGATGAAGGAAGGCGCCTTCACAGCCAAAGCCAAGAAACGTGGTATCACCACTGCTCAGCTTCAGGAAAACGTTCTTGCCAATCCTGAAAAGTACGACGAGAAAACCGTCAAGCAAGCTAACCTCCGCAAGACGCTGGTAGGATTAAAGAAGAAGAAAAAAGCTAAGGAATAATGGCAAAGGACGCCAGGTTAGATCTAGGCCGTTATATCCAAAATCCCTTCAACCGACGTGGGCAGATCCCTAAGCGGTTGGATTTTGATGAATTGTTTCGGGCTAAACCTGAAACCGGTGACTACCCCTGGAACCCCTCTCGCTTTAATGAGCGCGACCTCCTGAATCGTTCAATGACCCGCAAGGTCACTTTGAACCCAGATCTTAATTTCGTTGGTAACTCACCGTTCTTTGATGAGAACGAAGACGTTCAGGCAGGATACGAATTATTTGAAGGCCTGGGACGATTCAACCGACCTTTAGATTATGACTTCAATGAGGGCAGGGCACGTACTGATCAACGTCCTCAAAATCAACCTGATTTTAATGCTGAATGGATGGAAGCATACAAGGTCAGTCCCACTTTGAATCCAGGCAAGATGGCAAAGAATCCTATGCCACGTCTTCGGAATCCTGATCCCAACGGCTATCTGATGGCGATGGCCGAACGTCGCGCTGAAAATGAAGTGGAAGATAAACCCTCAATTGCTCAACTTCTTGATCGCGAAGGTTTAATTAAAGCGCAACAAGCTAAAACAGAAGAAAAACAAGGAGAAGAAACCGCAGATGAAAACGAAACAGAAACAAATATTTCCTCAGGCAAAACCTTAGAGTAAGCAACGATAAAATAAAAGTATTAAATAGATGACGTAGTGATGCTGGCGGGAAGGTTAAAACCTGTTATTGATCTCTTGAAAGCAGAAGGAGGCAAAGAACTTCTCAAGGGATCCATACCTGGTGCAGTAATTACTACTGGTTTAAGCACGCTGACGACAGGCAATCCTTTCGCAGGTCTTTTGATTGGTGCTGCTGACTTAGGTCTTAGCTTTGGTGCATCAAGAGCGCTATCAGGTCTTAAAGGTAAGCAGATCCTTGGGATGCCACTTGCTGGCAAATATGTACATGTTGCAAGTCCTGAGCAATTAGTCGGTAAGAAGGGTCAACCCTTAAAACAAATTAAAACTGATATTCTGCAATCTCAATACGAACAAAGCATTCCTCAAACAATCGGGCAGCTAGCAGGCAGTGTTGCAGCAGTAACTACACTTGAACCTCGCCTCATGCCCCAACCTGTTAGTGAATCACAGTACGTAACACAAGCTCAGCAGCTTGGGCAGCAAGAAATGCTGAATCGCATGTATGCACCACCCGATACAGCTGACGGCACTTTATATCAACTTCAAGGTCTTCCCCAGAGGGTCGTGTAATGGCTTTATTACGTGATTTAAAAACGGGATGGAGCGAAGCCCTTAAATACATGAATCAACGTGTGCAACCTGAGGTTGTGCGCGGAGAAGTGGTTCGAACTCCTGATTATCGTCACAGTGTTGCAGATCCTCGGTTTAACCGAGCAATGCGAGAAGGCTATAAAACTGTTGATGAATCTGGAAAACCACAAACAGTTAATGCCCCTTTAAAGAATCCAGCTGAATTTGCTGGGGCGTACGCTGCTCGGCTTCTGACTGACGTAGGTACAGATTCCACACGTCAGTTTTATTGGCGGTACAACCACCCAATGGCACTGGCCGAAAAAGCCATTGAGCAAGCTGTTCCTCAGTTAGCAGACATTCAAAGCCCGACTAAACGTGCTGCAATCACATTGGGAATCAGTGCACCAATTGCCGCATCCCTTGGCACTTTTGACGTTACTAATCCTCAGGAACTATTCCGTCCTAAAGGTTACGCTCAGTCTTATGCAGAGAAAGGTGCTGAAGATCGCAGAGAAAGTGCTGAGCTAGGTATGGAGTTATTTGATCGCTTCTTCCTTGGTCGCCGTGGTCGACCTCTGAAATATGAAACTGCAAAACAAGATATTCCTGATTTAACTCCTGAGCGTTACAAGCGTGTAATGCAACACCAGTACCAAGATCGTGGTCTTCTTGGCCTTGGTATTGTTAAGGGAACCATGGAAAATATCGAGGGTTACCCAGAAGCTCGTATTGTTGGTTTCCCAGTCGGTTTACAGGCTGCCGGTGCTTTGGCTGGTGGCGTTGTTGCTGCACGTCAAGCTCTTAAGGAACCGCCAAAGGTTACAAAAACCATTGGTAAGCAAGAAGTTAAAATTGCTGGCACCCCTTTAAGTACCCGTGCGAAAGCCGGAATTGTGTTAGCTGGATCCTTGGCTGGTGCAGTGACCGGAAACCTGGCAAACCGTGCAATTGCATCAATGAATAATAGTCCTGAAAAATTGCCTTCTACGCTTGAATATCAACAAGGTGTTTAGGCTGATAAAATTAAACTAAATAGATAAAACAAGAGTGATGTTATTGGTCGATTTTCAAAACTTGTTGAATCAAGCACGCCAGCAAGCTACTGCAGGTGGTCGCAGAGTCGCAGAAGCTGCAGCTACTCCTAGAGGCACTCGCGTTGCTGGCCTTGCTGCTCCGATTGCGTACGGTGCAGGAAGCCTTGCCCAAGGTGATCTTGCCCGTGGTGTAGGCGAGATTGGCGGCGGTGCTCTTGGTGCCGGTTTAGTTGGCGGTCTTGCTAGCGCACTCGAAAAAGGCGGCGCTAAAGGGAAGCTTGCTGGTGGCGCTCTCCGTCTTGCTGGTGGCCTTCTCGGCGGTGCAGTTGGCGGTGGTGTTTTAGGCGGCGCTGCTCAAGCTGCACAGGATGTCGTTGGTGCTGTTACCCGTGGTCAGATGACCCGTGGTGAATCGCCCAGCATTGTCCCTGGTGCCGGTGGCAAAGGAATCGAAGGTTTTACGACCAGCGACATTGAGCGTATTGTAATGCTCAATCCCAAGGGCGCTGAACAGCTGATGCCTACGTACAACCGTATGCGTGATGCTGACATGAATCGTCAGATGCAGTTAAACCAGCAGCTTGGTCAACTCACTGGTGCGTTGAACCAGCAGAAGTACATGGCTCAGCTTGCAGGCGGCGCTCAGTCCGAATCTGGTGCAACGACCCGCAGCATCTTGACCGCTGCTAATCCCTACGCTCAATCCGCTTTCCAATATAGGGGTTGATCTAATGGCTGAGTTTTCTTTAGCCGGTAAGTATCCATTTTTGATGGATCCAGCCTTCAAAGGGTTGTCTCCTGAGATACAAAAACAAGTATTTGCAGGAGAAACAGCTGGCGCAGAAACCCGTGAACTTGGAAACATCCTTCGAGAAATGAGGGACCCTGAGTTTATGCGTCAACAACTGCAGGTTGCTTCTGAGTTCGATAAAGAACGCATGAAGGAAGCAGGAAAGTACAAGATGCTTTTCGATCTTCCTGAGCGTTTAATTCAAGCCGCTACTCTCCCTGGACAACTTGCAGCAGAAGGTTCTCGTGGTATCGCTGCATCCATGATGCAAGCAGGCCAACAGATCCCTCAGCTTGTTAGTTATACGCCGCGTAATTCCTATAGCTATACACCTACTCGTTACTTTCAGTAACTTAAGTTAAACTAAAGGGATGGCATTTAACTTCTCGCCAGATTTATACAAGAAAGCTTATGGCAGCTCACCTTTGGTTGATATTGGCTTTGCTTACGGTTCATCATCTGGCGATCTAAGTGGAGGAGCAAACAAAGTCGGAGGAGGCATGGCATTTGATCCCGTTACTTTAGGTTTAGGCGTTGCTAACATTGGCGCTGGCCTTTTTACCGCAGGACGAGCAAGTCAAACTCGTCGTGATATTGCAGCTGCTCAGATGGCAGCCGCTGGTGATCAGCTGAAATGGCAAACGCAACTTGCGCGTGAATCCCAGAAAGCAGGGTTTGCACAAGATATTGCTAACCGTGTTTTTGGTTCCACAGTTGCTCCCGATCTCGAGCTTGGCCGCCAGCGTGAAGCTGCGATGTTTGCAGCAGGTCCCCTAGGCGAACGTCAACTCGCATTAGATGTCGAGCGTGGTCGTCGGGAGATGGGCTTAAAAGGCTCTGCAGAAGCCAAGAAACTTCGCCAAGAACAGCGTAGGGCAGAATTAAAGCAAGCCTTAGCTGAGCGTCAGGGACAGATGGCTGGCATGTTTGGCCGCATCGCTCCTGTCGATGTAAGTACTTTATTTGTGTAGGAGTTAAATCATGGGCGGCGGCGGCAAAACAAAGGTTAAATACCAAGCTCCTCCAATCCAAAAAGACAATACTTTTGAGAAGTATATGTCATATCAGCAGGAACGTGAGGCTGCTGCTGAACGCCGTGCCGCACAAGAACGTGCAGAAGCCGCAGCAAGAGAAGCAGCTCGTAAAGAAGCTGCAGAATCTGCTTACGGTGGCTTGCGCAGTGGCGTTGAATCCCAACTTCGTCAAGGTTTAATTACTTACGCTGATGCTACTGGTCAGCTGCGTGATTACGCTGCCAAGTATGACTTAGGTCCCAAAGAGGGTGCCGTTGCTGATCTCACTAAGATCTACACGGAAGAGCTTCTTCCGGGTCGTCGTACTACCGGCATCTCTGCGGCGTACGAAGAACTTCTTGGACGCCAAGCAACAGAAGAAGAAAAAACCAAGTCCCTGGAGCGTTTCCAACAGGGTTATTACAGCTCTGTGCAGGACCTGAAAGATTCTCTGGTTAAGAGCACCGAGTATCAAGATAAGTTCAATCAGAGCTATCTTGATAACTATTACGACACGATGTTTGGCAAACAGACTGTCGATGAGGCTGGCAAGAAAACCGGACAACGCTTCTTCACCTTTGATAAATCCTTATTACCTACCTATAAAGGTACGGATCTCGAAGGACGCGCTCAGATTAAAACCCCAGAGTTTGCTGATAAGTTCACTGGAACGCCCGCAGAAATCGAGTCTCAGCTCCAGAATGTTCGTGACACTCGTCAATACCTCTACAGTGCCGGTTTAACCAACCTCCAGGGTGAGATTGATAAAGAAACCCAGAAGTTAAAGAATGAAGGCGCTAAAGAACTTCAGAGGGTGAAATCACAAGGTGATATTTATCAATCCCTTGTGGGCTCGTTCTCTTTCTAAAAGAATGGGCCTGTTATAATTACTTTAGTCAAACGTAAGTTACATGTCCTCCTCCGTTCCTACCGGCCAGTCTGCCGCCGAAGATTACTTCGATATCAATAAGTTCGAAGAACTCCTCAACCGCCTGGAAGCCTCCAAGGGTCGCCAGCAGCGTCAGAAGTCCCTCGAGGGTCGTCGTGACATCTATGCTGGTGGTCTCGCTTCCATGATGAGCAATTTCTGATAAACTGATTCCGTAGAACAATGGTCGTAGGCGCTGAAACACCAAAAGCAGGACAAGTAGGTATGACATCTGCAACCCCTTCAGTACCAGCAGGGCAGACTGATGTCGACGATTGGTTCGACTTAGACAAGTATCGCCAAGCTGCTGGCGTTGCTTACGAATTTTCCAAGAAGAAAATGGAGACCGCTGGTGAACAAGAACGAGAAACCATCGGTAAAGGCGCAAAAGAGCAGCGTACTTCCGCAGAGCAGCAACAGCAGTTCAGGGAGAAAGACGAGGCACGAGACTACGGTCAGGCCCAACGAGCTTATCGATATTGAGCTGTTTGATACTTGGGTTGACAACCTTGATGCGTCGACCCAAGAATCATTCTGTGCTTTTGCTTCCGATAATTACTCGGTAATCGAAATTTATCTTTACGCACGTTTCCTTGGGTACCAAGGGAGTATTTCTGCGTGTGATCTTTGGGTAAAAGATCATTATCACAAGCCTGATCACCGCAAGAAACTTCTGTATGAAATTGATGAAATGCAGGAGGACGTACGTAAGCTCCGTGAAGACGTAGAGAACGGTTGCGTCAAACGTGATGCTGGCGTTGCACGTATTGCTTCCATCCAACGTGAAATTCGTGGTCATATCGACCAGGTAGAAAAGTTTACTTCCATCAAAGATCGCAAGGGTCTCTTGATGGCTGGTGCTGATCGTGCAATTCGTGAACTCATGTTTATCTTCAAAGATGATCCGATTGAGATCCCCTTGGAAGAAGCAACAATGAGTGTGTGGGCACGTATGCAGCTTGAAGAATAAACCGCGTTAAGATAGTTTTAAATCAAATAACGTATATTAATGGGCACTAAAACAGACCTTGCGTCAGGTCCTGGGAAGCGTCAGATGGCGCTAGAAGGTATACGAATGCGACAAGAACGTATTCGTCAACGCAGAGATCAGGGCGAAGGAAATCAGGCTGGTGAAGCGTCGTTTTCCCCTGGCATAGCACCTCCCAGTTCTCCTGTTGCCCGACAAGAACAACGTGGCGCAGGCATTGCTTTTGGCCCTGGACGTGCAATGCGCGTTCCTCCTGCTGATAGCCCTGAGTACCAGCAAATGCTGGAACGTTTCCGTAGAGGTTAAAACTAATGGCTAAAGGTAAAATGCCTCCTCAGCTTCTTGAGTACTTCAAGAAAAAAGAAGCCAAGAAAGAGGACGGTACTGAGATGAATGATAAGGAAAAGCGTAAAGCTGCCTTAGATAAAGCCCGTAAGTACAAAGAGCAAAAAGGCAAAAAGGAAGAAAAATAAGATAGCATCAAGTAACAAGCTATCTTAGTTCCGTGCCGAGTTATACGCACCTTGCCTATCGTCGTAATGCGCGGGCTGCGGCACGTAACCAACAAATCAAGAAGCCAAAGAACGCGAAGGACCTTGAGAAGGCTCGTGAAGACTTTGGCTTTTTCTGTGAGTATGTAGCAGATAAGCCACCTGCCACCCATCACCTGGATTGGCATCGGCATTTTGTTACCAATGAAGATAGTAGTTGTTTAATAAAGATTGCTGGACCGAACGTTGATCTCCTGGCTCCCCGTGGTTCAGCTAAATCAACGGTCTTGGGTCTACTGACTGCATGGGCTATTGGCATCCACACTCATGCCAAGATGCCGCTGCAGATTCTTTACTTGTCGTACACGGTTGATATTGCACGATCCAAGTCAGCAACCATTAAACACATCATTGAAAGCAAACGGTACCAAGAGGTCTTCCCTTCTGTTCGCTTGATGAAGAACGTCACCAGTAATGAGTACTGGTCAATTGATCACAAGTTTGCTGGTATTGACACCACTGGTGATGAACAATTCACACTCTGCGCTGCAGGTCTAAAGGGTTCCGTGACCTCCAAGCGTTCGCACCTGGTAATGATTGATGACGCCATTAAGTCAGCTGCGGATATCTCCAACCCTGACATCAGGAAACAGATGCAGGACAACTGGAATGCTGTGATTGCACCGACGATGTTTGAAGGTGCCAGGGCGATCTGCCTTGGTACTCGCTTTAGGCATGACGACATCCACTCCACGACATTCAACGAACAAAACAACTGGACTCAGATTGTTCTTTCTGCCATCCTCAACAATCCAAAGACTGGCGAAGAAGAGTCCTACTGGCCTGAGATGTGGTCACTGGAGTACTTGAAGGAGAAGAAACATCAAGCACCGATTGCCTTCTCATTCCAGTACATGAATCAGATCGTTCGTCAGAACGAGCTTTCTCTTGCACCAGAACTGATTGTTAAAGCAGAGATCTCAACAGAGTTCGACACGCTTGGCGTTGGTGTTGACCTTTCTGCTGGCACCAAGGAAAAGAATGACTACACGGTCATGATCTTGGGTGGTCGCATCGAAGATCGCATCCACATCATTGATTACAGACGGATCAGGGTGATGGGTAACCTCGAGAAACTCGATGCAATGAAGGAGCTTCTCAATGATTGGTCAGTGCTGGGGCAAGACGCTAACGGTAATTACTTCCCAACGTATTCGACGTGTGACATCTGGTCAGAAGCTGTCCAGTACCAGGCCTCCCTGGAAGCAGACTTCAAGCGGGTTTGCTTGAATAACGAAGGTCTCTACAACTTGATTTGGCATCCAGTCAAAGGATTCCGTGCAGACAAGCTGGCACGTTTCCGTGGAATCATGGGCATGTTTGAAGACCGAAAGATTATCTTTAATCGTTATCGGAACTTCACTAATCTCTTCGAGGAACTCACAAACTTCGGCGTAAGTAGTCATGATGACACGGTCGACGCGTTAGTATGGCTAGTGACAGGTCTTATGCGCAAAGGCCAATTGCATATTGATTATTGATGGAACGTTTAAACCCATCCAGACGATTTTAGTTTGGTTGGTCACTGGTCTATCGAGGAAGGGTCAGCTTCATATTGATTACTAACCCTTAGAATTTAAAAAAGGAAAAACGTTTTGCCGTGGGTCCGGAATACGTAGCGATAGCGTTAACTGCTTGTATCTCAGCATTAACCGGCGGTTCTTGGATTGCGAACCGCATTATGGATCGCCAAAAAGAAAGAATGGAACAGGCTTTTAGTTACATCAATTCGCAAAAAAGGCGGATTGATTGTCTAGAAGATGACCTGAAACAACTGCCAATTGAATACGTTTTAAAGGTGGATTTTCTTAGGGAGATCCAGGAAATGCATGAGAACTTTAGACAAATCAACATTAAGCTTGATAAGCTAATGGAAAAGCTTTTGTCGAAATGAGCTACATCCTTGAGGTCCAGGAAGACGAAAACGGCGAGCCCTTTATCACTCTTCCTGATGAACTGATCGAGGAACTTGGTTGGCTAGAAGGTGACCTCCTTGATTGGGATATTCGTGCCAACGGAATCATTCTAAGCAAAGTAAATGATTCTGCCGGTTACGAAGTTATAGAAGAGTAAAATAAAAATATTGAGGATAAGAGTATGTATTACGGCGGTGAATCCAACGTCCCTGGTGCGCCAGGTAATCTGTTTGCCGGTGGACCCAGCTTTGATATCCCCCGTGGACCTGGTGCTTTAGGCGGTCGTTCAGAAGAGCAAATCCGTCGCCTTCAGCAGAGCATGCCCGAGAATCGTCAGCTGTTGGACGAGATGCAGCGCCGTGGTATCACTCCAGGCGGCGGCCCTCAGCTTCCTCTTGCTGGTATCCCCGGCTCTAGCAATCTCCCTGGTGCTGTAGGAAACATGGGCGGCATTGCTAACGCAACGTTCTATGCTGGCCCCCAATTTAATCAACCTGGGAACGTTTCTCTTCCTGCCGGATTCCAAGGCAAGTACGTCTCCTGATGGCACAAGACGATTCCAAATACACGAAACCTGAGCTTCGTGAGCGGATCAAAGACCGTGTGATGGCTGGCTCCAAAGGAGGAAAGCCTGGTCAGTGGTCTGCCCGCAAAGCTCAGCTCGTTGCTTCCGAGTACAAGAAAGCTGGTGGCGGGTACAAAGGCGGTGAAGGTGAGAAGCAAAAAGACTTGAAGAAGTGGGGCAAAGAAAAGTGGATGACCAAAGACGAGTACGAGAAGCGCAAGAAAGCCAAATCAGCAGCTAAGAAGTACAAGGAGAGTAAAAAATGAAATTAGCCGGAAAATACGCATACACTCCTGATTTTTTTCCAAATCAACAGTTAATGCATTCACTTGCGGATCAAACAAACAATACTCAACTCAAAGAAGCATTATTGGATTTTCAATATCCTTTTAAATTAGAAGATTTAAAATCAAGTGGGTATTCTCCTGAAATCATGCAAACAGTTTTAAATGCTGTCACTGGAACTGCATAGCATGATTATGCTTGCTCTGCTGCTTTCATTGACACATCCAGTTGATAACTGGCTTTTGTCGTGTGCTGAGTACCAAGCATTAACTCAACGTCTTTACGCAGATCCTTACTTTGAAAGGCCAGCGAATCTTAGTCGTAGAAAAGAGATTCACGAAATTCTGAAATCACGTACTTCCGACGAATGTATTGAGGTGAACGCATAATGGCTGACAAGGCAATTCAAAAGGGATACACTAAGCGTTACCTTCCAGAGAAGGCATGGGCCTCCTTGTCAAAAGAAGAGCGTGAGAAAACTGACCAAAAGAAAAGAGAAGGAAGTAAAAAAGGAAAACAATTTATTGCCAACACCGAGAAAGCGAAGAAAGCTGGTAAGGCAGCAAGAGCTGCTAAACGTTACCAGGAAAAAAAATGAAGACTAAAAAACTTGTCAAAAACGCCCTGAAACATCCAGAGCTTTATGGACCTGCTGAGCTGGTATTCTTTAAGCGTTGGTTAGACTCGAAGAAGCGGACGAAGGCTGCTAAGATCAATAAAGATAAAAAGAAAGATAGTTAATGGCTGCCGGGGACGCTAAATCAAGGCTTAAGGAAATCATTGATTCCTACCTCGAGAGAGATGGTGGGACAATGATCGATACGGGCATTGTGGCGTCCCACCTTGCTCAGATGCGTATGTTCGGCATCCGTCAGGGTGTCGAGTTCTTTCCTGCGCAAGACAACTTTGGTAACCAGCGCAAGGACTTTATTGACCGCGTCATCAAATACAACTCAATTGATACTCGCTTAGATTCAATCTGGGATTACTTTCTGTGCGATGGTCAAGGTCTTTTTTACATCCGTCCTACTAAAAACAATTACCGTCTCTATTATTTCCGTAAGCACGAATATCGTAGTTACTACAACATTGATGGCGAGCTGGATGAAGTTGTAGTCATCTACAGCTACAAGGTACGCAACGGTTTTGGGTACCAGCAAGACATTGAGATGAGCAACGTCAGCGGTCCCATCAACATGGGTAACGGCGCTGCCAAACGCTACATCCGTCTTTCGATTAAGCGTAAAACAATTGAAGAAACTCACTCAGAAGGTGAGATTTCATTCGACACGAACTACCAATCAGTCACTGGCAAAACTAAAAGCTTTAAAAATACACTCGGTTTTATTCCCTGCGTTGAGATCTTCAACAACGTCAAAGGATTCTCCAACGAAGGTTCTGGTGAATTTGACGCGTTAGCAAATCATATTTGTACGCATGACGAAATGGTCCGCACGATGCGGAAGAACATTCAGTTCTTTGGTAATCCAACTCTTCTTTCCTCCAGACCCAAGACTGACCTGATGGAACCGGGAGGTGACACTTCCGTTCAACGTCCTTCTATTGCAGCAAACTCTGGCTTTACTGGTTCTGGTGCTTTGAGCCAATCTCGGTTTAAGGCTGATCCTATTTATCGAGGTGGCTCTGACGGTCAGCTGCGAGTACCAAGGGTTATTGCAAACCTGGAGCCGAATGACCGTGTTGGTTACATCGTTCCTGATGCCATCACTGGTGACCAAAACTCGTTTGCTCGTCAATATCGAGAAGAGATTCGCACCGCTCTTGGCGGTGTTGACGAACTTTCAATCTCTGCTGGTGTCACCGCAACTGAATACAAGTCGTTGTTTGGTCGCGTTGCCGCAACTTCTAAAAAGAAAGCAATTTCAATTTATACCTACGGTATTTGCCGTTGCTTAGAATTAATTCTTTTCCAAGAGGAACGTATTTTCCGTGACACGTTAGCAGCTGCTGCAGGCTTAGAGAAACCTCTTGAGCTTCCAGAGACTGCCACGGAAGAAGATCTTCTCATGTACGACGACGCAATGTCGATGTATGAAGAGAAAGTCAAGCAGTTGATGATGGCTTGCTTGAGGACCCAACAGATTCCACCCGGAGTTTTAGGTTTAATTCCTGATGGTGACGTAACAATGCAGTGGCGTTGGTTAGGTCCTGTTTACGAAGATTCGACGCAAGATATCTTAAATAACTCTATTGTCGTAAGAAATCTGCAAGAATTAGGTGTTGATAGCATTGAAGCACTGAAATACCTCTTCCCGTCTAAGACGGATGAGGAGCGGGCCGCGATGCTATCGGGGTTCCCGTTCAGGATGGTGAACGAATTACAGGGTGCATACTCTCAGTTCGCTCGCCTCGTGGGGGGGATGATGCAGACCCCTCACCCGCAATCACCGGATTTACCGATGGCTGCGGATCCGCGATTGGATTTGACCCCATATCTGTATCGCACCCTAGAAGCATTACAAAAGGAGATGAGTTATGCAGGACGCTACCGTCCAATCGATCCCACAGACGAGCCCAGCACCAGCGGCCGTCGCGCCCAGCAGCTACGTGGCGGCAGCTCCGGCACCAGCAGCACCGGCGGCACCGGCACCAGTGGCTTATCAGGTGGGTACGAGTTACCCCCAAGCGGTACCTCAGGCAGCCCCCAGCTACCAATCAGCCCCTACTCAGTACGCCCCCCAATCCCAACCGGTGGAAACCTCGGCGGGGAATCCTTGGGAATCGGCGTTCAACAAGGTGGTGAACCTGCTGAGCGCACCAGTCCAGTCCCCGTTCCAGGGTCAACCGTCGCCTCAGACGACCGAGTTTACCCCGGCCAACTACGGACAGCCCAGCAGCCAAGCTACGCAACAATCGGCTCCGCTGACCTGGTCTCCCAGCCAGGAATCCTCGCCCAATTATTCCCAAACCTCCTCGACTCCCTCATTGGAGCAAATCGCGGACCTGGTGGGAATGAGCCAGGAAAGCCGTCAGGTGATGGACGCGTTCGGGATCGAAACTCCGGCTCTTCTGAACAACTACGCCCTAAACCTCGAGGGAATGCTGGACAGCGCCGTCGAGTGGGGAAATCGCGCAGCTAACACCATTAAGGGTTACGCCGAATTTGCTGTTGGTGAACACCAAGAGAACCTGGCGTATAACGAGATTCTCACCAACCCCGACGTTCTTAGCGATTACACGCTGAAGTTCTTCGGTCCTGAGGGTCCGTATCCCGTTTACGAAAACGAGGCCCAACTGGAGACCCGTGGTTATCCCACTGCTCCGGTGAATAATGCGATGGCTCAACTGAGCGAAATGCCCGCTCCTCCTGCCGCTGCCGCTCCTCAAGCACAGGGTGATTTCTGGGGTGGCTTTAGCGAGCAAATGGCCCGTGATCCCCAAAACGCCTGGCGTCTTCTGAACCAGGCTCAACCCCAAGCCGTTGCAAACAAATTGTTTGTAATGGAGTGATGAGTATGTCGGTAATTGAATAAGTTACCGACTGCTAAAATTTGTGTTAGATAAGACATGCCAATGTCTAAATCTTTCACCCATTAAACACTTCCTGCGACACTGGAGGATAAAACAAAGTGTTCATCGATAACGATTTTCCAAAGATTCTTGGTGCGGAACTCTATCGTCCCCACCCTGCTTACATCGCGGAAATGGCGGTTGAGCCCGTGGTTGTCCACGACTTCACCCGTCAGCCTGGTCAAACCGTTCAGCTGGATCGCTACAAGTTCTGGGGAACCCCTGGTACTAAGGACAGCCGCGAGCGTATTGCTGACCAGACCATTGGTACTGCCAACAGCCGCAACATCACCAAGGAGAAAGTCCTGGTGGTGCTTAAGGAATACACCGGTCCTGCGGACCCGGGTGATCCCACCCAGCCCAGCACCTTCAAGATTGCTCGGGAAACTCTGGTTACCGCCCAGCGCCTGCTGCTGGACACCGGCAACCTGAACATGTTCCACCAGAGCATCGGTTCTCTGACCCTGCTCGACGACTATCGTCGTTGGCGTGACCGCGTCTTCATTGACGAACTGTCTAAATCTGAAGCCAACGGTGCTGCCTCTGGTTCCCAGGGTGGTTACTACTTCGCTGGTGGTAAGACCAAGGATTCCTCTGGTCGTATCTCCTACACCGCCGCTGAGTACACCGCTCAAGTCCAGCAGTTCTCGGTTGCTACCGACCTTCTGACCACTGTTAAGGACCTGCGTAAGCGCAACGTTCCTACCTTTGCTGATGGTCTGTATCGCTGCATTTGCGATCCCACCTTCATGATGCACCTGCGTCGTGATGCCGACTTCCGTGAGATCGCTCGTTACGCTGGTAATCCTGGTCAAGGCATGTACATGGGTAACCCCATGATGCCTAACAACTCCAGCTTCTACATGGGTCCCCAGGCTGGTCAGGCCTACTTCCTGGCTGGTGAGCCTGTGATGCCTACTGGCGTTCAGTTCGAAGGTGTGAAGTTCTTCGAGTCGACCAACTTCCCCTCCAAGAGTGTTACCGCTTCCTTCGACGACGGTTCCTCTTACGCTTCCCAGGAAGTTGCTCAGGGTTACTTCTTCGGTCCTCAGTCTATTGGCGTTGGCATCGGCGGCCCGAACGCTCAGGTGCTCATCAACAACAACGATGACTTCAGCCGTTTCATCATCCTGATCTGGCAACTGTACGCTGGCTTTGAGATCCTGAATAAGGACTTCGTCACCACCGCCTACAGCTTCGTCTCTGATGACGGCGTGCTCTGATAATTAATTGTTACTTCATTACATAGGTAAAGATAATGACCTATTTGTCCTCTAAGAAGATCTACCCGGGTAACTGGGCAGAGCCTCTGAACGGCTGGTACAGGAACATTGATACCAACGATTCCGGTACCAACGACGCTTCGAAGGGCGGCCCCACTGCTGTGTTGGCCGTCCCCGGTTGGAAGTACTTCCAGCAGCGTGGTTACGTGGCTGTTACCGCCACCTCTGGTGGTGGTGCAGTGGCAGAAGCCAGCGTGATCGTTCCTTCCCCTTACCGGAATGACGACACCCGCCCCAACATCACCGGCATGGTGATCTCTGGTAACTCCACCACTCCTGCCTACGTTTATCGCGCCACTATCTCCGTGGCTTCCGGTTGGGGTGATGGCCGCGTTGCTTCCGGCGTCTACGCCGCTACCGGCAACGTGATCACCTTCTGCCGCGATTCCAGCGGTCCTGTGGCCTCCACCGGTGTTGGTGAAGCCATCGCCCAGGCAAACCTGACCTCCACCACCTCTGGCACCCAGGCTGGCGAAATCTTCTTCGCTGGTGGCGCTGCTGCTTACAGCACCCTGCCCTTCCTGACCGCTACCGGCGCTGCTGGTGTGGTGCAGTCCGGTGTCTACCGTCAGACCACCTCGTCTGAAACCTTCAAGGTCTTCGCTCGTAGCACCACCACTGGTCTTGCAACCTCTGGCGGTTTCTACATCTCCAGCGGTGACTCCTCTGCCAGCAAGACTGGTTACCTGGTTGTGGAAGTTTGCTACATCCAGCCCGACACTGCTGCTGGTTACGAAGATATCGACGGATATCTCGAAGGCCGCACCGTTAGCTGAATAAGTTAAACTAGGACCAGGAATTATCTCTGGTCCTTATGCTTTATCAGCACAAAAAGACTGGCACACGAGTAAAAGTTGTTAGCGAATGGGATGATGGCGATTGGTTCATGGTCGAAGACCAGGACGGTCGCCTCTTCACTGCTTATAAAACTGAGCTTCAGCCAGACGAAGAAGCAACCAAAAAGGTTAAAACGCTTCAGGTAAAAGATAAGGCAGCCAAAGAAGAACCCCGTTCCTTCCCGCCTGATACTCGCCTCAACATCAATGGGGCGACCGCCCAGATGATCGCAGATCATATTAAGGGCATCGGCCTTAAGACAGCTCGGGAGATTAAAGATCTCCAGATGTCCTTATCGGGTGAAAGATTTAACAATCTCGAACAGCTGAAGCAGATCAAGCGAGTTGACTGGGATTCTGTAATAGCGGCTAATCTAATCCGCGTCTAATCTCATCTCCTTCTAGCCCCTGGGAAACCAGGGGTTTTTGCTTTTAGAATAAAAAGAAAAAGATAATGGCCGGATTAATTCCATTAGGAAGAATTGCTGCTGCGGGTGAGGATATCTTTCCTACCACCGCTCCTCACCTTGATGTACGTGTAATCCCGCAGTTTGGTCCGCAGAAAGGTAAGAATATTGATCCACAAACTGCTCGTACGCTTCTGCAGAACATTGTTGTAGGAGAGAGCAGGACTCCTTTGGTCCAGCAACAAGGTGATCAGTGGAAGTGGAATTACGAAATTACTTCTCCTTTTGGTCAACGCAAGGCACCGGTTCCAGGTGCTTCTACGTATCACCGTGGCATTGATCTTGGTATTGACCCTCAGAACATTGCGTATAAGGGTATGGGTACCTATACCCCTGGCGAAGGGTTTGGCACACTAAAAACCACTGATCCCCAAGGCAATCCATACGAGATTCAGCTGCTTCATACCAAACCTGGTAAGCAAGCCTCCATTGCTCCTCAAGTTGAAAGTAAAGCGCCTCCCAAAGAAGAAAGAGATGCGCGTACGGAAGATATCCTTAAAGCATTTCTTTATGGAGCTGGAATGCAAGGAGAAAAGCCAAAGACGTTACAGCAACAACTCAAAGAACAAATCGTTGGTGGTGTAATTTCTCAAGCCTTAAATCCCCCTAGTTTTCTTTCTTCTTACGCGACAACTAGCCCCATGATGCCTAACTTTGGTCAACTTTTGGGTTGATTACTTTCTTTTATAATTGAATGACAAGGAGTACTAGAAGTGCAGCTTTCTGACTTCGACAAAAGTAGGGTCAGGTATCACCTGGGATACTTCACTGTTTCAGTTCCAGCGGGTGATTATGCTCGTCTGGAAGAAGCAATGAATACCATCCCGGACTCCTTCTTCTACGACAAGATCACAATCCAAATTGGACGTTGTGATACTGCAGAGAAGAAAACTGAAGTTGCAACTTCTCCCTCGACTCGCCTTGAAAGCATCGCTGGTGACGTGGATCGTACGATTCGATCCAGCAATGCAAAAGAAGCACTAAAGGTTTGGGACGAGATTTACCTCTACGAAACCAACCGCCTTGCTGGCATTCTTTACGTTCCTAACTACAAGGATCCGTTCCAAGCTCGTTATCGCTACGAACGATCCGGCGCTGAATTCATCCAGGCATTACCTGGTCCTGCTGACACTGCAGTAGGTTCTCGTATTTATCTTCATCAGGTTTGGCGGTAATGGGTAAGCTATTCCAACAACTTCTGAGGCCCCTTGGAAGTGTTTCTTCTGCTTTTAATAGAATTTCTGGACCTACTTGGGCAAAAACAGTAGGCGCTGGTTTATTGGGAGGAGGCACTTCTATTGCTGGTTCTGTTGGCAATCTTCTGTTCTTAGAAGGCTCTACTCCTCAGGGCGCAGATCCATATGACCGGTGGCGGCAGCTGGGATATTCATCCAAGAATGATATGATTCAACGCGTTAGTCGGCAGCTTCAAGTACCCGGTCTACCGACGGACTATAAGCAAACTGAATTGCAAGCAGGAGAAGCAGCAGAAGCCTTCCGCCCCGGTGCAGGTTTCCCTGGTCAACAAGCTGCAGATCGTGCTTATCAGGCAGAGAAAAGCAGGGTTGCTCAACTTTCTGCTCAAGATGAGTTAGCAAAGAAATACAATGTTGCTGACCTCACCAAGGCCTACAACACTGCTTCTACTCCAGAAGAGAAAGAGAAGATCGGCCTTCAGATCTGGGCAACGACCAACCCTCAACTCGCAGCAAAGCTGAAGCCTGGTCAGCTTGGATACGAAGAAACGCAAGCCGTTGCAGCATCCCAAAGCCCCTTGGGAGGAGCAATGCAAGCTGCAGGCAACATGCAGTTCTCTGACAAGATTTCCTTTGGTGGCGTCCCCGCCACTAACTTTGGCGTTGATATTCAGACTCCTCTAACTGGCTACACCGTTCCCAATGTTCCCCAAGTTGGAATCACAGAATCCTTCAAGGGAACCACACCTGGCGGCATTTCTTTTACGGAAGCAGCTGAGCTTTTTAAAGGACAACTCCCTGGTCAAGCCGACGCAGCAGTCTTGAAGAAAATCTTTGAACAAGGCTTGAAAAAATAAAAGACTTGGCATTGCATAGCATGTAAGACCAACCAGCTGGACACGAATCTTTGATTCACGGGAGCCAGTGTTGTTGCCTTAATCCCATGACCCTCTGTCCCAATTTTGTCAAACGTCTTGCCACCGCAGTAAGCCTGGTTGTTTCTGTACAAGCTGTGTTTACTCCTGGTCTCAAGGCAGAGTCAAATTGGGTAGGAGAATAAGGTAGTAAAGATGACTGAACGTCAAATCCTAGAACAGTTCCGCAAGACACCCGCAGGCCAAAAACTTCTAAAGACCATTCGGTTTGCAGAAGGAACAGCCGGTCCTAAGGGGTACCAAACAATGTTTGGCGGTGAGAAGTTCTCGGACATGAGTCGTCATCCCGACAAAGTTGTTAAGAGTGGCGGATACTCCAGTGCAGCGGCAGGTGCTTACCAGTTCCTCCCTGGCACTTGGCAAGGGCAAGCATCTCGCTTGGGTTTAAAGGGCTTTGGTCCAGAGGACCAAGATATTGCAGCCCTTGGCTTGGCTCGTAATCGTTTGATGGATATCGGTGGTCTTGCCACCGTTCAGAAAGAAGGTTTAAGCCAACGTGTGGCTGCTGCACTGTCACCTGAGTGGGCATCGTTCCCAACAGAAACCGGACGTAGTTACTACGGACAACCAGTTAAATCTCTTTCAAAACTCCAAGAGGTTTATGGTCAGGAGATTGCGCCTCCGGCTCCGGCCCCTGTTGCTGCAGCGCCAAAACAGGAGGGCAGAAGTGTGGAAGACATCATTTCTTCTTCTCTTGGATTAAAAGAAAAACCTGAATTTAATTTGAAACAACAATTAACTCAGGGGTTACTTCAAGAGGCACTCAAAGGCGTAATTGCTCCTCTTGGATTATTTTCAAATATTCCGTTTCGTCCATTGCCTCCTATTAATTTCTAAACATGGCTCGCTTTGCTGAGTATATTAATGCAGACTACTTGCCCGGCGAGGTTTACTCAGCTGGGCTTAGTGGTTATGGAATGAAGCCACAAGAGCAAACTGAATACATTGCTCAGAAACGGTTTAAGTTCAAACCAAAAGAAAATGGTGGTGAATACTTCCAGCAATTTTTAGCTCTTCAAAACAATCCTCAATTACTTGGCCAGCAGGCCTTTAGCTCTTCCCCTGGCTTCTTTAATGCCATGGCAAAGTTTGGTGGTCAATGAGGCTATAATTAACAAA